ATTCTTGTGATTTTTCCGGCCTATAAGTCACGCCTTCGTAAATCAGGCTTTTTTCTCCAGTGGCCTCATCTGTCTTCATTTCGCTAAGCGTGAAGTTTGCCTCTACTGCGCACCTTCCAAGAAGAACGCCTGCCCCTAATATAGCAAAAATGATAATTACCATTACATAGAAGCCTATTACTTCTTGTACTGCTTCATCCATTACGCTCTTCCCCTTCTACGCATGCTCCCGTTAAATCAGTAACTGTTACTTTTGCTTCTCGTCCGCATCTCTGGCGGTATGGTTTTGTTAGGTCAAATTTCATATTAAATATCTTTGTAGTGTTCGATTGGAGGCAAGCCTTGCTTAGCCCTCCTCTTGTTTTTCACTGCTAGTCTTTGCTGCTGCAGATCTTCATTAGGCACCTTAATCCTTTCCGTTCTCATCCTTGGTAGAACATGGTTCATGGATGCCCCTGAAATAGCAGATAGGGCTAAGATAGTGTTGACACATGGCGACTTGGTTTCTGGTGTTTTCATTCAGTTACCTCTTCCAAGTTGTCCTCAAAGTATTTCTTAGATACATACCACTGGTCATCATGATTTTTCGGATTACGGGCTATCATGCCCCCTTCTTCTGGGAAGTCTTCGTGAGATACACTTATCTTAGAAAGATCTTCTCCCACTTGATAAGGTCGCATTTCACTAAGTCCTTTACGCTGATATTTTTTGAATTCTATTTTCATGTTAATTGTTCGTGTCTTTTTATCGCGTGAATCACGCTGCTTGTATTTCTCGCTGTTCGAATTTTTGATATAACCCGTTTAAAAATAGCGGCAGCACTCCGCCTTTTTTACCTTCTCTGTTTTTAGCAACCAGTATTCCATTTTCTGTAATCTTGAGCCCTACATGTGCATCATTCATTATTGCTCTGGACTCTCTAACTTTGCCGTCATCGTTTAGCTGAGTAAGAGATATGACGGTGCATTCATTCTCATCTGCTACCAACTTCATTCCTCTAGAGAAGCTTGCTACTTGTTGCTCTCTGCTTGCGCCATTTGGAGTTGTCGGCGTCATAAGCTGTAAGTAATCAACAACTACAACCTTAACGTTATGTTCCGCTTTTGCTAATTTCACAGCAGCTCGAATACTTTGAACTGTTTGCTCTGCAGAATCGTCAATAATGAGATTTGACTTCGCTATTTTATTAATAGTTCGCGTGATTTTATTCTGATCTACACGACTGATCGCCTCTTTTCCAGATGTGAATCTTTGGGGATCTGTAACCTTGCCCATTTCTACATGACCAAAACAACTGACTAGACGTGAAACTATCGAAGAACGATTCATTTCCATGCTGAAAACTTGTACAGATACATCTTTTAACATAGCTACGTTTCCGGCTATCTGTAAGGCTAAAACGCTTTTCCCCGCACTTGTCTCTCCTCCTATTACCCAAACTTGTCCGGGGCCCATTCCAGCATTGATGAAATCAAGTGGCTGAATTCCTGTCTTTATTCCAGAAGGAACCTTGCCCATGTATTTGTCTTCAAATTCGATCAGGAACTGCCTGCACGACTCCTTGGCTGTCACGATGCCTTTTGAACCTTGCGTGACCTCAGAATTAACACATGCTATGCTATCGGCGATTTCCTGCACTCGGTCCATCTCCTCATGTGCGCCTTCATCTAAAATCTTTTGAGCCTTCGTTAATATTTCACGTCTAGCATACTTTTCTTGAACGATGGATAAGCTACTTTCGAAATGTGTTGATGATGTGAAAGCGCTAATGATTTCAGAATAGCTCGCGACTGAATAATTTCGCTGATTTCTCTGCTCTCTGTAGAACTCCATCAAAGCCCAAGAGTTAATATCTTTCCCTGCTTCTGCCATCTTTGCTATATCTTCAAACATAACAGAACACACAGGGTTCCAGAAGAATTCCGGCTTAAGCAGCGATAACGCCTTGGACAGATTTAGAGTGCTTTCATCATTTATGATGATGTAGATCAATGATTTTTCAGCCTCATCTGAATGAGGTAATGTTTCACATTTGGACAATTGATTCATTTCTTTGCGCTGGTTGTATGGATCCGAAGTTCCACGGTTTTTTGTAGCTAAGTATGTTTTTAGCTTTGGACTTCCAGTTCTTCACAGGACTTCCATTTCCATCCTTCCATTTGTTTTCAATGAAGGTATCGAATTGCATTTTTGCAGCTCTCCTTGTTCGCTCTTCCGTCCATTCTGGATTGATTGAAGGCATTTCTTTAACAAGGTATTCGATGAACTCTTCTTTGTTTGGAGGATTGAAAGCTCGATTGCTCACGCTGGTGCGCTTTTGCGCGCCTTCTATTTTCTTTCCCTTATCTTTCCTTTCCCTTCCCTTCCCTTCTCTTTCCGTTTTAGCACTTTCGGGCTGATGGTTATCAATAGCTAAAAGCTGATCGTAACCATATGGTTTTTTATCCTTATTTATCAAGGGTTCTGGACTGTTAGCAATCTCATGAGAAACGGCCTCTTTTTGAGAATTTTGCGTTTTTGTGTCTGGTTTTGACTTTTTAGGACGTCCTCCCTTTTTGCCAAGCTTACGCTTCAATTTAACCTCAGATTCTTTATCTTTTGGGTAAGCAAAAACCATAAGGTTTCCATCTTCAAAACCATATAGTTCTGATTTGGTTTCTACCTCTTCTTTAGTGGCGCCGCATATCTGTTGCCATTTACGAGATGACCATTCTGAGCATCCTTCAATCACTCCACCGTTCTCTTGAGTAGCACACCATCCAAGAAGACTGATCCATGTAGCCCTTTCAATGGGTTCAGCTCCAAGGAACTCCTGAGAGCGTAAAAGATCAGTATGTATATTTAAGTAATTCACTTCACCCTCCTAGACTTAATTAACATATGAAGACGTTCAATCTCATCACTCTGACGCTTGATAAGAGAATTCTGGTTATCCACATGCAGTTTTAGAGAATCAACATCCTCCTTCAGTGATTTTATTTTAGATTTCATATACATAATAATTGAGCTCTCCGACTTGTTAAATGGTGCGACGCAGTTAAGAAGAAGCGGAGAGCTCATTATTTGAGGCCGAAACCTCGAAATCCTTTTCTTACTTAACTTTAATCGCATCGCACCTATAATTCTTAACATTTTTTCACGTATGAAAACCGATAAAATGATTTTTTTCATACGTCGAAAAACTGCTTAAACACTCTTACATACCTAGGCTCTGTTTGAGCATTCCACTTACCCGCAATCTCACGAGGTGACCACTCAGGGACCGCCAACGCTTTACCGTCGCACTTACACTTAACCCAAGTGCATCCCGGCTCATATCCGATCTCAGGGACTTCACGGCAATCCTTGCACGCAGCCAGAGACATTCGCGCTTGCTGCATCTCAGCTTCCATTGATTCGACTTCATTCAAGCAGCCTCCTCTCTATAACAAAGAACTTCTATATCAGTACGCTCCTGATCCTTCTTCACTTTCGTCTGAAGGAAAAGCGGCTGGTCGCAGTATGTAGGTGAATCATCAGGGAAAATACCTATACCGTAATTCTTCCTACCTTGCGGCAGTGTTAGGCAGTCTTCAATCTGCTTCATGCTTGCGTTTGATGGGTCAATGAATTGTGTTCGGTAACTGTGGACGACAAGGCGGTATCGAAGGCCTTCTTCTCGGCATCCTTGATCTTTTTCCTTTTCCAGTGCTGCACTGCATTCATTTGGTTTTGACTCGGCAGCCTGTGGTTTGGAATCGTCAGTTTGAACACCGTCTTTGCTCCACGCTCCCGAAGGAAGTTGATTAAAGCCAAGTTGCTGGAGTTGTGATTCTGTGAATTTATTGACACGGCTCACACAACCCCCTTCCCACTTTGCGCCCTTATAATAAGTAAAGCTAGTTCTCGTCCCTCTTTGTTTAAGGAATAGTATCTCTTTTTCTCGGTGCCCGTTTTTACGACATCAAGATATAGATTAAGCCGCTTTAAATTAGCGTAAATACAATGAACACTAAGGCCAAGGTTCACGCTCAGATCATTAGCACAAAGGCGCTTGTGGTAATGTATGTTCTGAAGAATCCACTTACACTTCTGAATAGTCGCCTTGTTCTTTCGAGGCGTGTCTAGCTGATTAGTCAGGATCTCTGTATTCATAAAGACTCCTTTCCGGTTGCTTTAGTTATGGCTTCCTTGGCCTTACGCAAAGCCGCATTATAATTCGATAAGTATATTCCAAACGAGCTTCTATCCATGCATCCAGAGTCAGGCAATGGCGATGAGTAGAGCTCTTGTAATGCCTCCAATAGATCAGGAGCAGCGGCTATCAGATGGATGTTAGTAAGCATCTCATTATCATTCATTCCATGAACGCCTGAATCATCATCTACGATTGTATCTATTTCCGATTGATAATATACAATTACGCTAAAAGAATCGCTAAATATTTCGGGGTGGCCAAAGTGATCATATACGCTCCACGGGCCTGGTGTATGTTTTATATTACTCACGCAGCCTCCTTTCCGGTTGCTTCATCAAACTGAGCAATACCCCACACGATAGCTCTTAGACACCAAATGAATTCAAACGACGGAGATTTCATAATACAGTCTAGGTAGTCATAACCTAGTTCATCATTCCCCATAATGGAGTTAGCTAAGTTATACTCTCCATCATCGAAATAAACTCCGTTCAGCAATTCATCAACATCTTCTCCTGAATCCTCGCATCTCTCGATAAGGTATTCACGAATAGACTTCTCACTTTTTTCAGCATCATATTTATAACAACGGTCTCCTCCATCAATGACCTTCTCAGACCAATAGCGAGGATTGATCTGTAACTGCCTATCTTTAACACGGCTGAAATCACTCTCATCCATTCTGAAGAATTCGAACATGTCACGAATCCTCTCAAATACGAATGTTCCGCAATCACCCGAAATCATTAAAAATCCCGGCTCTGTAATGATTTGAAAATAATAAATTCTTGATCCTTCTCGACTAAACCAAAGATGCCTACTTACTCCATCATTGCGAATAATGGTCATAGAGTGATTCTCTACGTTTTTAAGGAAATCTTGTTCACTCATGAGACCTCCTTTCCGGTAGCTTTGGCGATTGCTGACTTAGCAAGTGAAACCCCGTCAATAGGAGTTCCAAGTTTCATTTCTAAAAGCTCAATAGGTATCAATACCTTCTGAAGAGCCTCAAGCATTTCAGGAGCGGCGGCTATCAGTCGAGCATTTATAAGTCTTTGATCCCATCCACCATGGCAGTGCGCGACTAGCTCCCCTTTTGAGTCAAAAACATGGCTAGTTAGTTTATTATCAGAAACATATCTGTATTGAACCCAAGGACCTAGTGTATACTTCACTTCACTCATACTTCTTCCTTTCCGTGTTTAATAAGCGCATTAACCGCCATTTTCTTTGATGTCTCATCGTCCCTAACCGAGTAAAAACGCTTTCCTTTTTCGTTACTCTCGTAAGACACCCATAACTTCAAATCTCTAAGATACTTAGAAACCGTCACTTGATTTATATCCGTAATTATACTGATCGCACCGCATGAAATAGGCTGGTTCACATAGATACAGGCGAATACCCTCTCTGCCCTCTCTGCTGCTGCGAGCGTGCTTTTTGTCACCTTGATTTTAACGCTCATGCTGCCTCCTCTATTTGAATCTGAGGGATTAAAACCGACCTCATGTCTCTATACTCTACAATGAACTTATTTAGAGCCTCTTCTAATTTCTCGGTGTATTCATCACGCTTAACAACTAGGTGTAGTGATTGCATCCCTGGGAAGTAGCTGTAGAAATGCCACTCATTTAGCCCCGTCACAGCCATCCCGCCATGAACTTGCGCTTTGTATTCGCTTGGTAAGCAGTCTTCTAATAAGTACTTAACGTGCGTTTTAGGAATTGGACATTTGATCTCAAGACCAGAAACAAACTCTCCCATGTCTTCAATTAGACCATCAGGAGAGCAACCAACTATTTCATTATCTTGTGTGCAGAAACCCACCTCTTTTACGAGTAGACCGCTCTCTCGCTCAAAAGACTCACGAGCTTCTGATTCCAACTCTAAGCCTCTTTCAGTAAAAGCGTTACCTGTAAAAGATTGAAAGTCTGGAACAAACGATTCGGCTATAAGCTCAATCATATAAGAACGAGAAGATTTGCTGTAAGCTCCAGTCTTTGGCGTCACTATATCCTTGAATCTAGAAGCTGTAGGCCTCCCCCTACGTATAGCACACCAATCTTCAGATCCCTGCTCCATGTGTTCGTTAACGATCATGCCGCAACCTCCTCTTTGAGAGCAAACGATTCCAAATCGAGAGTTCCCTTAGAACCCTCAACAAAAGTAATTTTAATTACCTGATCACTCTTAAGCTCCGATAACTCAAGCGCTATTGTAGAACTAAAGGTTCTGAATTCTTTATCACCCTTCTTCCCTTTAAGGATGATCGCCCAGCAATCCTTTCCTCTTTCCGTTTTAAATGGAGTTATATCGACAAGTGTTGCCTCTGCATGGAACCTCTCCTTCCTTTGACGGCCTTTTGGGGACTCCTTAACTGTCTCTTCAAATTCTTCTGTCGTAGACCCTTGTGATTCCTCTGGGAATACTTCAATAGGCTCAGACTTAGCTTTATTAGGAGTAGTATCTCTCATAGTAGACACATCCCTTCCCTCGTCTTCATCATGGATACCACCAAAGCCAAAAGCGATTCTCCCAGCTTGGATGATAGTCTTCCACTTGAGCATTCTACGCGGGTGCTGCCTCCAAGGTTCAGTACTACGCTTCACCTCTTCGAAGTATTCAGTGTGATTTGTAGGATGCTCTCTATCCTTTCGATAAATAGTTACACGACACCAACTGCCATCATCAGCAAACTCTTCATCTAACCCATTAAACTGTGGATGGTCATTGATGATACGAAGCCACCCATCGATTGATACTATCGGAACAATCTCGCCTCCCTTGCCAGGGAAGGCATACAGTTCTTTGAGTAATGGATTTAGACCATAAGTGTTAGCGACTACAACAAGCGCCGCAAACTGATCATCATTCTTACAATTCTTAAATGCTGTAGACTTTAGAACTTCAGCAGTTCTTTTTGAATCCATGTCAAGCCGTGCAGCCAACTGATTGAGAGCATTAGGCTTTTCGGATTTTGCTAGTTCAGTGCTCACTGCCCCCTCCTTTTTTGATTTTGTATTTTGCATAGTTATCGTCGTGTTAAAATTTATTTTCGTATCGTCCTGCGGTATTGACCGTGCCGCACTTCCAGCAAGGAACGTCGAATACGTCTTTGCCAGAATGATTGTATTTCTTCTTACCCTCTAGTTGCTTAATCCTGCAATTTAGCTTTTTTATGGTCCTGCCAGCTATCAGGTTAGCGATAAAAACGCCCACAGATAACCCCATGAAAATGTATATGGACTCCATCATCCCAGTAAAAGCTTCCGCTCAGATAGATATGATTTAATTGATAGATGAAGGCCTCCAAGCGACACGCCAAGAACCGCTATATTAAATATGTATGCATACCAAACGCCGCCCTTAATCAAGCAAACCACTGATAAAGCGAGGTTAACGATTACGAAGAACGCATATATATTAGCTTTCATGAAATAATTAGTCATCCTCTCTCTTGTCGACCTGTTCTTCATGTAGGTGACTATCTCTACGTATTCCCTCATCTGGTCTGTATTCCCATACAAGGCACTCTCCCTGCATTCGTCCGATCGATACATAACTCCCGATTCGATTGTTTCCTCCGCTATATTCAAATTCTCGCTCATTGTATGGCCCTCCTTTACAGATCCCCTTCATCTCTATCAGCTTCGTTAAGTCTATTTATCTCAGAGATAGGAATGCGATGACCTTTACTCAGATTACCGGGGCACATAGACACCTCTCCCTTCTTGACCATCCCGTAAAAGCATGACCTTGAAATACCTGTTAGCTCAGCTGCTTTGCTTATACTTACAGGTTTTGGAGTCATTATTATGAACTGTGACTCAAACTCTTTCGCCACGCGTCTCGCCACGGTCTCCGCTACCTTATCAAAAATCTCTTCCATATAATTATCTCTCTACGCTGCCACCTCTTGGCTACAATTTGGGCACTCTCCATCTACCCATTCGTTGTTTTCTAATTCTTCTTTTATCCATTCAACTAAGTCGGACTTAGTAGTTATTGAATCGCACTCAACATATAGTTCCTGACCACATTCGCATGTTATATCTGCGAACAACTGGCCCCTTTCTATCCGTAAGCTAAATCTAACCTCATCAAGACTCATCTATCCCCTCCCCTGAGTTAGACCTAGTTAGCCAGTCACAGAGAACTCCCTTAGGGTCTGATTCATCATCACTTACGCCCGCTAGATTCTTTAGAACATCAGGGAAAGAACCTGAAAAATAGTCTGAAGGCTTAACCCCTTCTTCATTAGATGATTTAGTAGACTCCATTATTTTCTACTCCTTCCCCTTAAGAATAATTTACCTAAAACCAGTAAAATTATGATGATAAGGACAAATAAAAAACTTCCCCAAAATGGCGCTGTTACCCACCACCATGACCAATCGATTACTCCAGTTAGCTTCAAGCCAATAAAAAGAACTCCAAGCAAGCTAATCAATCCTGTGCCTCCTGAAGATGATGAAGATGAATCACTCACGCTGCCTCCTCCTGACTCTCCGCATAGTTCTTAATCAACCAATCAATACCCTTCTGCGTTACATGCGTCGTGTAACTAACTATAGTCTGCTTAGTCTTAGGGTGCTCATAGCTACTCTCCTCAACTGTAAACAAATTCGAGTCTATATAAGACTGCTTCGGCAAGTTATACCTAGACGGCGTTGAAATCAAAACCCCGTCAGCTCTCAGCTTCCGATAAAGAACATTCCTACCATACGGCAGCTTTGCCACCTGACAGGCAACAGCCATTTGACAAACACTGTCAGATGCAGTCACTCGATCATGAAACACCGCTTTCGGCGTCATATCCTCAACTTGTCCTAGTAGCTTCTGGTTGTCCTCTAAGGCAGTAACCAGCATCTTAGCCGTTTCAAGGTGTGTTGGGAGGGCTGGTTTAGCATTATTAGCTTCCAACTCCTGCCAACGCTGAATAATCGCAGAACGAAGCTTCACGTTGTAGCCAGAGACTAAGGTTAATGTCAGCTCTTTCGTTAGGAGATACTCTTTTTGCTCTTTGTTTTGGCAGTCTTTATAGGTGTGAGCATAATTGCTCACACCTATATTTAACTCTTTAAGCATATTAGAAATATCACGCTTTACGTCTGGATGACGCTTACCTGTTCTCTCAGCAATCTCACGTGAAGACATGGCCAGCTCTCCACCTAATTCTAAAATCTCAGAGTTCACGCTGCGTCCTCCTCTGTAGCCGTAGATTTTATCTTTAATTTGCCAGACTCAAAATCAGGCAGAATAGCTTCCAATATAACAGTAGAGGCTATTGTAGAAGGAATCTTGTTGCGCCTAGCTATATCCTTAATCCGTTTTTTAGTGTTAAGGTCTAAAACCTCTATCGTATGTCTCTTTTTTCCGCTCATGTTGCACAACAAATATGCGATGTTGCACAACATGTCAACAAATTTGTTGCATTATAAGCATAAATGTTGCGTACTGATTTCAGCTATGAAAATAAACAATCAAATACGCAGTGTCGTAACACAGGGAATAAGACTGAAACAGATGAATAAATCAGACCTATCAAAAGCGATAGGCGTAGACCGCTCTTGGGTTACTAGATTCTTTAATGGAGACCTAAAATCTCTTACAAGTGATAATATAACTAAACTACAAGACGCTCTAAATGTAAAATTCTATTCAGTCGAGGGAGATAGAATTTCACCTACAGCACGTAAGATTGCTGAATTGATCGAAAAAGATGAGAGACTTGCTGACATGTTCAACTCTCTTACTTTATCACTTGAAGATGATCATTATTACGACCTACCTCACCTACCAACCAAGGATTTAGTAGATTTTGGGAAAGAAATACTTCGAGCCTCACACGAAGATCCCAACAAACCTGGAAAAGTTGGGAAAATAGCTATTACTTGGCTAGCAAAGAGGCTTGAGAAGATCAAAGGCAGCAAGTGAATGAAGCTTCTTGATAGGTGAGCAGACTACCACTCGCCATCAATCCACAGCAGGTAAACTCAAATTTGAGGGCACCTATTTCGAAAGCCTTGGTAGATGCGCCCAAATTTGGGCACACCTATTTCCTTTATTTTAGGAGCTTTGGGAGATGTGCTCAAATTTGAGCACACCTATTTCCAGCTCTTTAAGCATCTTTCTATACCTCCGCTTTTACTGCCGCTTTTACTCTCATGTTTACTGCCGAGTTTACTGCCATATTTGGGAAGTATTGTCCGACGTATTGTCCGACATTTGTCCGACAGGATGAAGAGGTTAGGATTTACTTGGTCACGCTGCTACCGTGACTTACGCGTGACTTTACGCCATTTTTGGCGAAAACCTATAGAAGCAAACATGCGCATATGTAACACTCACACCGTTACCATAGCGTTACCGTGTTTGCATCTGCTTACATCTGCTTACATCTGCTTACATCTGCTTACATCTGCTTTTACATCTGCTTACATCTGCTTACATCTGCTTACATCTGCTTACATCTGTTTGCTAATGAGGATTATGTCGGACAAATGCATAAGCTCCTTGTAAGCTCCTTGTAAGCTCCTTCAGAAACCAACGTTGGTTCATCGTTGGTATTACTAGTGGTATGATCAATGGTCTTTTTACTGGTTTGTAAAAACGCTGCATCCTTGTATCCGCAAAGGATAATCATGGTTTTTCTGTGGTATTACTTCTGGCCTGATGGTTATCAATAGCTAAAAGCTAATCGTAACCACATGGTTATTACTCGCTTAGGACTTACAGACACTTAGAGGACTAATTAGTGAGCATATTGACTAAAATGAGGACTTATAGATACGTATATAACCTATAGAGATATATATAATTTATTTATATAGTATATTGACACTATCGATATATACTGCTTCATTACTCCCACAAGCAACAGTCCTCCGCTTTATTAGATTTTTGTAACGTAAAGTTGCGTGAACGAGCCCTAGGAAGCGTGAGGACAAGCACATAAACTAGGGCTCGTTCTTTCTCTTGATAAGCCCCTCACATAAATAGATCTGTCACGGATTCGATAAAACGGCCTTTCGCAGATCAAAGAGAAATTAAGGGTTCTAGAGCGTGCTTACTTGTCCGGCTCTAGGTAATAAGTCGCTACCGCGAGGTAGGGCAACAGCTAATCCTACACGAGAGTTTACTGAGACATTCCCGCTCGTGGGTTAGTTTGATGAATTTCATGTCTGGTACGTAATGATACTGGCTCCATAACAGGGATTTGATATTCTGACTTGTTCCCTCCCAATAGGACAAGTCTGCCCATAAATCCACACTTCCTCACAAGGATTCAATATTAGAGAAAAACACTCGGGCCGCTTCGCGACTTCAAGCAAAGATACTAAGATTCAAACTACTCGTTAATGAGCTTCTTTAGTTCTTCAGTCGCTATTATTACCTCAGACTTACTGGAATCCTCGTCATCAATTACTTCTCTCAATCTTTCCCTTTCCTCATATTTGTACTCGCGCAATCTTTCCCTTTCATACATTTCTGCAATCTCTTCCGCTGACTTACCTTTTTCTCGCTCAGCCTTTTTACGCGCCTCTTTCTTATCCTCCCTCTCTTTAGCTACAATCTCCGATTGCCTTCTACCTTCCTCTAACTGCTCCCTCTTTACATTAGCCTTGGAGATCTTACCCTGAACCCCATCAGAGTTCATGTAAGCGATAAAGGCCCATAGACCCCCTACAAGAGCTATGAGGGGAATCCACATCGTGAGAATTTCATTAGGCTTCTTTTCCATAAGATATCACGATTAAATCCCTTGCAGCCTTACCAAGTCAAGAAAATGAGCCCTAATCACTTCCTATTCATGATCTCGTTAGGGGTAATCATCATAGCCGTAGGAAAGATTTTAGAATGGCTTTTTTAGGGGGGCCAATCACTTACTTAAAATTGAAATAAAGTTAAAATAATCCTACTTTTTACTTGCAAAGTAATCAGAATTGATTACTCTAGGGACGTGATTAAGAGCTTCTCATGCAAAGAAACAAAAAAAGTATTCAACGAGACATTCTCAAGAAAACTTCCAACCCAAATCCAAGCAAGGGCTCTTGTAAAATTACAAAGAATCGATAACGCTACAGACATTAACGATCTTCGCATTCCTCCTGCAAACCGCTTAGAAGCCCTTTCAGGCAACCGCAAAGGACAGCATTCAATCCGCATCAATGATCAATATAGAATTTGCTTCAAGTGGATCGACGGAAATGCTGAAAATGTAGAAATCACAGACTATCACTAAGATGAAAACAAACGGGAATAGTAAGAAAATCCCCCTATTGAATGCCTTCGCTGAAACGCTTAGGGAGACATTAGAGGGGATCGAACAAAGCCAGGAAGAAGTCGCAAATCAAGTCGGCATCACGAAACAGATTCTAAGCTCCATGAAGCTAGGAAGGCGACGTTGCACTCCAGAGATTGACTTACGGTTAAGTCGATACTTTGGAACAACTGAGGGCTATTGGATGAGGCTACAGCTTGATCACGATATAAGGAAAGCGCGTCGAGAAAAAGGAAGCCAAATCGAGAAAGAGGTTGGTATTCACGCTTAAAGAACTTCCTTGCTAGAATTCATCAATATTGAATAGTTTCAATTCATGGCTTTCAAAGATGCGTGCATTAAATTAACCCAATCCTTAGAAAAGGAAGATGTTGATCGTGAAATAGTCATTTACTTATTAGATAATGCTGTAGGCAAAGACAATCTTAAGTCATGGCCTAAGATTGAAGAACACCTTGAGAGTAAAGGACACGAACTCAAAAGAGGAGCTAAGGAGAGATTCCAAGTAGAATTTCTAGGGAAAACACGTGAGTCTGATAGTTTTATAGGGTCAACAAATAAAGGCTACTACATCATTGACTCTCTTCAAGATGCTTATGCGTGCTTAAGTTTCTACTTGAAGAAAATATCATCCATGCAAGAAAGGGTGGAGAATCTAAGAAAATTAATGGATAAAGAATACTTATAAGGTTCTTGAATTTGAGACTGTACTTTTGCAACAAGTCAGCATATTCTTTATCCTATGGTAAACGAAATTCATCCAGAAATCCCAGAGGTCGAATCTTTGGTTAAAGTGACCGATTGCATCAAAGGGATGTCTAAACTCCCAGATGAATCTGTGGATGTAGTCGTTACATCGCCACCATACAATATTGGCAAGGATTACAATAAATATATGGACCGTCGAGGCCAAGAGGAGTATTTAAACTGGTGCATAGAGTGGGCAAACCAAATCGCTAGAGTTTTGAAGCCCGATGGCTCATTTTTCCTCAATCTTGGAGGCTCTCTTGTGAATCCAACTATTCCTCACGAGCTTTTGTTTTCACTACTTAAAAAGGCTCAAGGAGGTATTTCTGATGGTCCGTTTTTACTACAAAACAATATCCACTGGATTAAATCTATTACTGTAATTGATGATTCTGGAAATGAATTGTCTAAAGGGCACTTCAAACCAATAAACTCAACAAGGTTTGTAAATGATTGCCATGAATACATCTTCCACCTTACCAAAACAGGAAATGTAAAATTAGATCGATTATCTATAGGGGTTCCATATAAACATAAAAGTAATATTTCCCGTTGGGGTGGAAATGGAGGCGCGGACAAAAGGTGCCGTGGAAACACTTGGTTCCTGCCATACAAAACAATTAAAAGCAGAGATAAAGACCGCCCTCATCCAGCAACATTCCCCCCAGAACTTCCAGAAAATTGTATATTACTACATGGTAATCCAGAGGAATGCGTGGTTATGGACCCATTCTTAGGCCTTGGAAATTCATGGATTGCCGCAACACGCTGCAAAGTGAAAAAGTTCATCGGCTTTGATTTGGATTCTTACTACGTAAAAGAGGCAAAAAAATCGATCAAAGATCCATATTCTATATGGTCTAATGATCACCTTCCAACACTTAATGAAGCAAAAAGCCTAGTAGGTAAATCGTAACCTCCATCAAAGAACATCCCCCAATTCAGCGACATCCGCGCTTTTTAGCTTACGGTAAATAGCATGCACTTCCTCGCTTGAGTGGCCTACGTATTGCATGCACTTAGCCTCGCTAAACCCTGCCCTAGCTAATCGGGTAATAACTGTCACGCGGGTGCAATGAAACGTAATTCCTCCAAATCCATTTTTGGCAAACCATTGTGACCAGCATTTTGAAGGATATTTCCCAAAATCGACGATTTTCTTTGATTCCCTTTTCTTAGCCTTCTCAATAAGAGGCAATAAGTCTTTGTGTAGAGGAGCCGTGTGCGTCTTGCCTCCTTTAACGTGAAACCGAATCGACATCACTCCTAGATCAATATTGTCGATATGCACAGCGCACTCTCTAAGTCTGCATCCTTGCTTGATAGCCACCAACCATGAATCTTGCATCCACTCTGGAGCATCTACGATTAAATCGTTTATGCGCTCTATCTCCTCGCTTGTGATCTCACGCTTCTCCTTCGTATTCTTTCGACCAAGACCAAGCTGTGAACATGGATTAGCTATAATGTATCCGCGCCTCACCGCTTCTTGCAAGATGGCTCCAAGAAACCGAATCTCCGTGAGAGCTGTATTCCATTTTCCTGATCGACGGTTTTCTTTAGCCGCAAGCTCCTGATCAGTTCGCCACTCCATATAGTTGTGGCACATTTGATAAGTTACTTCTGCAGGATGAGTAACCTTGAGTTTTCGCAAAAACTCTGAAAGATGCGACCATGACGCTGCACAACGTGACCTCGTTAGCTCGTTATCATACTTATAATCCATCCATGATCCTACCCATGACGCGAATAGCGCGTCACCCGCCTCTTTTGAAAAGACTCGCTCAGATGCTTGTTGTCTAGCCACCAGCCTCTCTATTCTACGGCCTGACCCTTTAGCACTAACTTTTATTCCAGTAGACTTATCAGACCAAGTTCCGTCAGGTTTTTTATAACAAATCCAGTAAATGTTCCCTCGTTTGTAAAAGCTGGCCATGCAGGATAATGCAGGAAAAAGATGAGGACGTGCAAGGACTTAGATTGATTGCACGGACGAATATAACGCAAAATAAATGATTTTTTGGTGTTGACGCGCCTAAAAGAAAGCATAAAACACGTATCCGCAGTGCTGGTAGCGTCCCTGGTTCGATTCCGGGTTGGGCCACCACCTTGTAAACCATTGATTTACAACGGTTTACAACTACTCCAGTTTGAAATGCAGGAAAAAATGCAGGAAATTAGAAGTTTTTAAACTGCCTTAAGCAAACGCCTGCTCTGCAAGTCTCTCGTCCTCATCGTTGAATAAAGGATTGTATTGCCAGTAACCTTCGCGGTGATTCCTCCAACGAAAAGGGACGATATAGACCACCTTAGCTTCTGTTGGAACATCCACCTCAAGCTCTTCTAAAATCCAGTCGTCATTGCTTATTTCATCCAATGTTGGCGAATCCTCAGTCAGGGTAGCTGGTCCTAAATCTTCTGACATAAAGCTTAAGAGGGTGACCTCTCCTTCTCCTAGATCTTCAGACCATACAGGAATTGTCCCGCCATCAGGAACGATCGAGTCGAAATCATACTCAATCCTTCTCATTTCAAGTTCGATAAACCTTCCTACCAATCCGGCAGACCCTAAAATCTCAATCTTAAGTAATGAAGCAAAGCCACCGTTCTCTCCATTATTCCAAGCCATTGCAGGCCGCGAGAAGACGTTAAAGAAATCGTCTCCGAATTCAGATTGATTAACCGCTGGGGCAATTTGTGCGACTGCGATATCATCAATAAGATCTGTGTAATCCCATGTCGATTGACCAAAAGCAGAATCTAGCTCCCCAGCTGAACCTGAAGGTGTTCCGTCGCCTCTGAATACTCCAGAAAAAGAATCGGTGAAAGTTGTCGTTTCCGTTCGCTCTTCACTTAGGGTGCAAGATCCCCCAAGGGGCGCGCTATAAGTCCTTGAGATAAACTGCCCTGTTCCATCATCAACTAGGGATAGTATCCCAGTCCAGTTAGCAGAATCATCTATCGTTCCTTCGCTTTGAGATAAAGACACATCTGCCGCTCTATTATCTTCGAAGGTCACAGCACCAACTGGAGGGCAAGGATCTGGTAGATTGCCGTCATCCGTCCTCGTGGTGATTGTAGACTCAGAGCCAGAGCCGGAATGAGAGTCTACGGTGTAAGTGTTTTCGAGATCTCCAAAGATGTAATCGTTATCAGCACTTAACGACATTTCCATCGTTGCAGAAAAAGAGAATTCCGTCGTATTACTGCCAAACTGAGATGTTCTGCTTTCTTCTCTGGTTCTTGATACATCGACTATCTTATAATGATCGTCACCGACTTTAAAGCCGCCTTTTTCTATCATTCCGCCTTTAGTTCTTCGAGACAGATCAATGCTTATTCTAGGAATCTTACAGCACGACAAAGACATTTAACCAAATCTTTCTATTGTAAATCCACCGAATACACAGAACTGCACGCGCGCATTTCCGCAACCAAACACCTCTAGTAGATCTCCTGTGATCTTCCCTAAAGCCAGATAAGCATTACCGTTAGGGCTACTCTTTGTCGGAATGTCATGATCTGGAAGATCTGATCCCACTTCAATTACTGGCATTGAAGGAATATTGCCTCCGTTTCTTAGAATCTCATCTGTCACTTGAGCCTCCCAAGGAATCCTTAAATAGATCGTGTCGCCATCAGTAGCCATGATTGTCTGCTCGTCGATGATGAATGTAGAGAAACCATCTGAAACGGTCGCTGTGGCAACTGTAGCGCCATCTTCTGCTTTCCTTAAACCTAAAGGGCAAACAACCGACACCTGAGGAGGCCTATAGAGGCTGTCAACCTGTGGCGTCTCGTATGTTCCTGCAGTTAAGTCACCACTTACTGAGCTGTCACCGATCGAAGAGTTAGATGCAATAGGGTTCCGTGACTGAAGCCTTTGTAATTCCAAAATATCTTGAGGAGCAAGACTCTGTGCTGGCCCTAACGATATCGAAGTCTGACCTGTAAGAAGATTGTAAGATACACTCTGTATTTGAGCATTCATCGAGGTCCACTCCGGCTTTCCTCCTGAGATGTTTAGAACGCGCCCCATAAAATTCATGTGAGGCACTTCTTGATCCTTCAACGTGATACTTCCCTCATACTGGAGCGTATTAAGCTTTGATAGATAGTGAGCCGCCACACCTACAGGAAGCTCTTCACCTTCCATACTATCAGTCGTTCTTGTCTTGTTCTGAGATTGTTCAGTAACGGCATTAAACCTGAGCTCTATAAGGGCTTCAGGCTCCCCTGTAGCACCTCTTAAGTCAAAGAATCTACGAGTCTCCTCTTGTAACTCTGAGAACGACTCAGTGCCTCCTGTGTATCTAACTCTCCCCTTGTAATAAACGCTCCTCACTGGAACCTCAAACCAGCCGTCTAGTTGGCCGGAAAGGAATTCGTATTCAAAGTCGCCGATATCGGCCTCTCTAAAGTCTCGCTCTTCATTAGTCAAAGGATCGTCAGGATCAGGCTCATTATCTTGCACAAACTTGAACTCTTCCATAACGAATTCTAAGTCTTCAACATTGTCGATCTCCTCTAGCTGCGGACGATGCCGCTTATACCAATTACGACCTCCTGAGCTGTTCTCACTAAGACTGCCAACACCAGGAATGATAGTAGAGCGCAAGCTTTGTGTCTGAGTGGTTATTGAATCCCCCTGTAAGTCCAAGGACACATTCAAAACGTTTATCGCTGACCTATCACTTGAGCCTGCGCTGTCCGTTTCAACCTCTCTAAACTGAGCTCCATTATCAGAGCTCGTAATAATGTAGTCTATGTGGACTCCTGCGACTAAAAGATCCTTCCTAGGAAGAAGTCTAATGTCTGAAACTGGAGGAACTCCAAATTGATATGATACAGAAGCTGCTGCTGATCTACTAATGAAATTAAGAGTCGGAGGGCTCGTAGCATAGTTCATGCTAGTGATCACGTCTGGATGGAAGCGCAACTGAGCTCTTAGTAAGCTTCCTACTGTCTGGTCACGGTATTCAGTAACCCATACGGAAATGTCTGTAGAAGGAAGTGAGCCTAGCTGAATGTTTGCGCCATTGCTGACGGCATAGTTAATGAGCTCCTGGATTGTCTGGTTAACGGAAACCTTGGCCCCTTCTCCATCTTCTCCTAAGATAATGAGGCTAGATTGCGCTAACTCAATAATAGGCTCATCATCAGCATCTAATAAGGTCGGGTCTCCCGTTTGCCACGTTGAAAGGTAGCTCATCCGCTCCAAGTCAAACCAAACACTAGAAAGCGTCACTTCGATAGACTCGCTTTGATCTCCTCCATTGAGTTCAACAAATGACACCCTTCCTTCGAACCATCTAGAACTGTTTCGGTAAATAGTCACTTGATCCAAGTAATCAAACGACGGGGTCCCATCAATCAGCTGACTTACAGTTAGAAGCACCTCATCCTCTTGCTGAGTGGTCTGTGTAGCAGATGCGACTTGAACACCCCAAGCTTCCGCCGATTGACGAAAGCCGTTTAATTCTATTTCCCAGACTTCCATTAGGTTCTAGCGTTCTTGATTTGAGAAGATAAGGTTTTAATGTCTCGACTCTGCTTCTCTAAGGTCGCCCTAAGCCTGATGACTTCACCTTTACGAGCTTCATCCAAAACCTTAAATGTTTGCCCAAAACGGTTCACCTCGTTTACTACAGCGCGTAGCTCTCTCACTGTAGACCCGTCTTCAAGCTTCTGCAAAGAGGCTCTTAAGCCTGCACTTAATTGATCAAACTGCTTCGCTTCCCCCTGCTTAGACACTTCTGTTTGCAAGGTCCTGAGAACTTGATTGCCGGCAGCAATAGCTTCACTATTAACCTTGTCTCTTTGGCTCTGGATTCTATCTATCTCAGCCTGCTGCTCTTCTTCAACACGCTTCGCCTCATTAACGTTATCCTCTTCTTCTTTATCGCGAAGACCACCAATCCGCTGGTTTGAAATGAATTCATTGGACCTCTGGTTGTTCTCAAATATCTTATTTGATGCATTCTCTTTTAAGTCCAATTCATCGTTAGACTCGGATATTTTTTCTAAATCTGTTTTAGCTTTATCTTCTATCCTGTCAGCATCAGAAAATGCTTTTTCCGATTTCTTATTTTCCGCAGCAGCAAATTCTCTTATAGATTCAATATCAACCTCGGTTTTCCTGAAAACATCATTAACCTTAATAAGGTTATTTAAAGCCTCTTCTACTTTAGACACCTTTGTTTTACTAAAAGCCCCAAATCTGCCAGGTTCTAAAGCATCCTCCCTTAATTCATTTAAGTTTTCCTGTACCTCTCTTATTATTTTTCTAGGTTTTTTATTAAAGGATTCAGCATTAATTTTACCAAAATCAACAGTACTCCTAGAGCTATCTGGTCCGATATCAAATTGAGTTCTGGCTGCCTTAGCTAAATCTTTTACAAGGTCTTCTATTGACTCACTAGCAACGGCGCCTTTATCTCTTCTTTTCTCTACTTCATTGGTGATACTGCTACGGCTTACTTTTAAGCTTTCACCCTTCTCTCTTAGTTCACGAGATTTTTCTAAATTCTTTAAAGCTTTAGCTTCCCTCTCTCTGTTATCAGCTCGATCTTGAGCAATACCGGCCAACTCTAACTCTTGCTTCTTCTGCTCTGCCAGACGCTTGACTCGTTCGATTTCGATAGTTTGTTCAAGTCTCGATAACTTCTCGTTAGCTTGAATCTCTGCAACCTTTGCTCCTAGAGCCGAATCTAGCACAGAGATTTGAGCCTGTAGCTTTCGATCGCTAGCTCTAGCGCTTCTTTCGAGTGCGGCAGTTTCATCGTCGAGCGCCTTGATCTCTTCATCTATTGCATCAGAAAAATCTTTTACAGATTTCTCTAACCGCTCCTTCTCTTCCGCTGCCTTCCTCGCTTGCCTAGAGCTTTCTCGCATTGCATCCGCTTCCGCTTCTATCTTCTTCTGAAGCTTCGACAGACCAGTTCCTAGTGAACCCATCCTCTTACTAAGCGCGAAAATACTGACTGCCAGAATAGACACGACACCAGTCAATCCAGCTGTGCCACCAAGAGACCTGATTATCCCTGGAATGTTATTCAGGACACCGGTAAAGCCGAATTGCAAATCCTCAAAGGCTCGAGATGCCTCTAGGACAGCTAGACCTGTATTACGTGTGGATTTAGTGACCTTCTTGTTGCCTTGATTGATCTCTTCAGACTTCTTAACTAAGTCTTTAGATCTGTTTCCTAAGTCTTCAGTAGTATCAGCGAGAGACATCAACTCCTGTCTCTGCTCCTCTGTTATATCGTTGGCCCCATCAATCGCGGCTCTAAGCTGCTTGTTGCTATCTGCCAACTCATCGACTGCTTGATCCGCTTCCTGTAAGCCTTTGATGTCAGCCTTCGTTTTTACGTTTATCTGTAAGTCTTTATCGTTCATTTTAGTTTGTTTTAGTTCAGTGTTGATTCTCTGGTTATTCTTCCGCACTCCATCTGAAACTGCTTAGATCTTGTGCGCTGGTTGATAGATTCCACGATGAGACAGAGACGTTTTCGCAAATGTAAACGCCATCAGTGCCGCCTGTTTCGGATGGAATAGTAATTCTAAGCCGTCCTTCGTCGTATTCTAAGTCGATCGCATCATCAAAGATGCCCGCGACGTTATCTATGCCGTTCTCTGATAAGATCAGCTTTCCTACCGTTATCGAATTAGACGTATTAGATCGATTGAAGTTCCTAACCTGACTCCATCTCAAGCCAGACTGCGAATCTGTGGTGTTCTGACCGCTTACAGATATCTGCTCTGTCAAAAGGTCGTCTATCTCGACATACGTCTTGAGCAATGTTCCTGTGCCATCAATAAGCTCGATTCTGAATTTAGATCTATAGGTTTCCATATTCAGGGTAAATTGAAAGGTTTGGCTCTTCTAGTTGAGCTGTTAAAGGAACTGAGTTCTCGTTGAAGAGTTCTTGCATCCTCGTGATTACTAGATCGCGGTTATCTGGTAGACTCGGACCCCCTCCCGCTGTGAAGAATGTTCCTAAGAGTAGAGCTTCTGATTTAGTTATTAGGAAATATGGTGATCCAGAATCCCCTGAGATAGTCGCTTTAGAATATGGACTCTCTACAAAGCCATCAGATAGAGTGGTATTAGATCCACCGTTGTTTAAGAGACGTTTAGGGAAGCATTCATCAGGATTATTGAATGCCATTACACACAAGATCGCGCCTTGTTCTTTAGATGACGCCGCCGTGCTAGTGCTAGGCATCCTTGCGTCTAATTGATCTTGAGTCGGTATCTTAGCCGGGGTAATGGAGCTAGGAATATCGTCATTAAGAAGGGCGATAGCGATGTCTCCAGAGACGTTTTTAAGAGCAACGACGTTTCTATCAATTCGCTGATTATCGGCAGTAACGAAGCTGACGATCGTGCCTACTGGATAAAGGAAGTGCTGCGCTAAAACAACGACACGCGTATGAATAAGAGTTCCACATCGTCCCCCTTGACTCGCTGAGTTCCAAGGGCTCACACAAGTGAACTCTTCTGCTCTATCAGCGAAGAGGAAGTCTGGATTCCTTGTAAAGGTAGATCCTGTTCTAACCGTGTAAGCCTTAATCGCTAGAGAAGCTTGAGCAGATGAGTTCTGAATCCGCAAGAGCATCTCGTCTTGAATGTCTTTAGCCATTGAGCCATCAATGAATCTATTTATGAATTCCTCATTAGAGAAGACCTCTCTAAAAGACTCATAAACTACAGGCTTACCATTGATTACCACTTCAATAGTCTCTCGCTGAATAGATGAAGAGAGAATTGATCGGCCTGACACTTCAGCCCCAGGCGTAATAACCTCTACGCTCAAATCATCACGGAGAAGATTTAAAACGGCTCGCTCTTGATGACTAGGTATCTTGAAGACTTCAGCATCGTTTACAATAGATACGTTTGGAGCTAACGCAAAATCTTCATAAGACAATGTATGCGTATGAACTATCCTACCTGCTCCAGATACAGCCTTGTTGGGAGAGTCTCTATTTACTCTCGCCTGCATTTCCCCAGATTTCGAAATCCTCTTTATAGTAATCTCGCACTAACTTCTCCTCGCTCTTTGTTAGGCTTGGTTTACTTTTGTGACTATTGAATTGCTCCAGCTTTAAGCTAGATTCTTGCTCAAAGGCTTCTAGTTGATCCTCTAATCTGAATACACGCTCATTACCTGTAACCATGAATCTAGATTGCTTGAAGAAATGAATATTCTTGATACCTTCTTCGCTTCCCATCTGCTTGAAGAGATCATCTTTAGATAAAACTGCCTCTGTCTCTTTCATTGCTGAAATGAATCTATCGAGAGGATTCCGACACAGCAACAAGACCTCAAATCCTTCAGGATCTGTTATGTATGGAACTAGGCCTTGAGGTTTAAACTTACTCTTATCGAAATTTTTCGGATAGTGGGCGTTTTCTACAGCTTTAGCTGTATCTGGATAGAATTGCGCTATTAGAGCACGAGCAATAGAAGTGGTGCCTGATTTGTAATTGAGACAGATGCATTTATTTGTCTCAGGAATTGGAAAGTATGAATTAACCGACGACGACATAGCCTTTGTTTGTTGCGATTGTTGGATCGTGATTTGCGGCGCCTAAAGTGCCTTCTACATCAATAATAGCACCCCCGCCATTATCGGCTAAATCTTCGTAAAGTTGATTCAATGCGTCGGCATCAAGAGCCGTATTATTCCTTATGCTTAGAGGGGAATATGTGGGATTAGAAGGATGGATTCCTAATGTTAGTCCGACAGCTCTTATTGACACTAAGTTTGGGCAACTAGAAACTGTGATACCTCCAACATAAGCGCTAGAGCCAGGGCCAGAGTTCTCTTTAAAGGCAAATTCTGTCAGACTTTCTACATTATTTATATTAACAACTGAAAATTTGTTAGACAGCTCACGGAATTCAGTATCTCCCTGAAGGTTAACCATAGTTAAATTAGCACTACTCGACAAGTCACCTTCTATAAGACCTGAAAAATCAATGAATTCCAGACCATCGATGGATAATAGTGAGAGGGTGCTTATAGTTGAATCCTTTACAGACACACTTCTGATTCTCGAACTAGAAAAACTGCAATCGACTTCGCTTGATGAAAAATCTAAATGTCGATCTCCTAAATCCAAACGTCTCAAATCACAACGAACCCCTTTGATTTGTGTAGACTTCAAATCTATCCCGATCATTGGAGGGTTCGCTGCATCTAAGCGATAGCTTGATGACCAGTTGTTAATGTCGTCACTAAGGACAGGTTGACCAGTCGAGTCACTGATCCAACATCTAACATTGTAAACTACATTTGCAAAAATAGACCCTAAATCCGTCAAAGAAACAATGCACTGCGACAAAACATCACTATTCTTAAAAAAGCCTACACTCACAGGGTCTGAACCATTTATTGAGATGAATGCATTAGTTGCGTTTACAAAATCTCCGTTAAACTGGACGGTGAGCGTGCCTGAAGCCCCCGACACAGGAAGGTTTACGGGAAAAATTAAGTCTACATCAAAAATCCCGTCTTTATGAAGAACGTTAGAGACTCTGACTGGGTTCCCTCCATTGGTGCCACCATTACCAAGAATCAACCCTCGATCGGATAGAGCTAACGAGTTAAGAGCTAGAACAGTGTCGTCATTTTCTTGCAAGGACAAGTCGAACGTGAACAGGCCGTCTAAGTCTGAAGCGTTTATAGTGTGGAACCTATCTGGGGTTTCTCCTCTAGGAATAAGCCGGATTGCTCCCTCTGAAATATCCAAACTTTCGATTCTAATGAGCCTATCGAAGTTAGGATCTATAGGTAGCTCATTAAACTCTATTTCATTCGCAATAGATGGAATCTGCCTACCGTTAGAAGGAGGAGGGATAAATGGGAGCCCATCTAGTGGGGGAAGAACGGCGGGAATCTGAGGATCTACGTTTTCTCCGCTTATAGGGATAGTTTGGGGTAAATCAGGCATACCTAGAATTGGTTACGCTGCAATATTTGTCACTACAGCTGTGTTCAGGTCGCTCTGTAAGCGACGGAAGGTGATTGCGTGAGGGTCTGCACCTCTAGCGCTGAAGGTGTAACTCTCCATGCTCAACTGTACCCACATATCAAAGGCAATGATTTCTTCATCGCTGTGTGAGTAGAACTGGCCCTTAAGCCATCCTCTAATGCTGCTGCTTCGAGCCCCAGGGATGAATGCTTCACCTTGAACAAGCTTACGGTCCGCTTGTAGAGCGAGCTCCATGTCAATCTCCTGCCATTTCTGAACAGAGGCGACGATTGAAAAGTTAGGGATTAACTCGATGATCTCATCAAGTTCTAGGTGACCTGGCGAAGGGCAGTAAATCTCAATACTCTCCCCGAAGTTATTCAGGAACTCACTATCCTGAACACACCCGAACTGCATGTAGTTCGTCGCCGGATCATTATCTGGCTTAGCGTCCCTGCCTACTGTTACTCCGTCTACTACGTCCCCTTCGCGTGCGAAGAAGAGGTTTGATCCGATTGCAAATGCTCTACTCATAATTATATTTCTGTTTTATTTGATTGCGACGATCGAAAGCTTTCCTTCCGACTCTAATTTTTTAGCCATTTCCATTTCCACACCTTCTTGCTTGCGCCCTCTGGCGAATGTATAGTTTGTGCTTCCCATCTCTATCTGGCATTGAACCTTGAATAAGACTGTTGCTTTTTTGGTTGCTGTTGCTTTTTTTGCCTTAGGCTTTGAATTTTCACTCATAGTTTACTTGTTTAAATTTGATCCGAAGCTACATAAGATTTGGTACCCAATAAGGTATCCCACTTTAGGGTCGTTTATTGGCGGGAGCTTCCTAATGCCCGAAACGTTTATCTTCGTTAAATTTGTCCTTGCTGTTAAAGTCTGGTCCTCAAATTTGATCAGATATTTCGAAATGCATTCCGTTAGATCATCAATGAATATCTCATTATATGATGAGTTGATATCTACAGACATGATAACTGAGACTGACATATTCACCTTTGTGAAATCCGAGCAAAGATTGTCGTCTATATCGTGACCTTCCCATTGAATGATAACTACGCGACCTTTCACCTTCCCCATCTTCTCCTTAATCTGGGTCATTACGCTCATGTTTCGATCAACGATAATGTCGATATCGCAAAGCTCAGGAAGGGCTTCTAACCCCTCTTGAATAAGTTCGGCTTTTCTGGAGAACGCACTCATTAGAAGTCAAGCAGTGGCGCCCCTCCATAGCATCCGGCGAGCGATCCACTTTCACCTGTAGTGTCTTTGTAAGGCTGAACCTTAAAAGATCCATCCTCAAGGCCATCTAAGGCTTTATTAGCCCTTCTGGATTGATTAAGCCTATATTCTGTCTCTCCTTCATCTAGTGGAGAGCTCGATAAAAAATGTTCGCGTATAAGAACGTAGCAATGGATAGAGAGTTCGTCTGGAACTGTATTATCGGGGCCTAAGATATCTAAGCGATGAGCTGATACCTTCCCCCTAACCATCAGTGTTACCTGCTTGATTATCTCACATAGCTGATCTACATTCTCGGTATCTGCAGCTTCTAAATAAGTATCAATCTCGCGCTGCAACAAGTGCGGGCGAAGACCATTAATATTTAGTTCTATCCAAGCCATAATAAGGTGCCCCTTATTTAAACCGAGGGGCGGCGGCTACTTACTACGCAAAAAGTCTAAGAGCCTTGTGCTGAAGAGCTGTTGCTCTTTTTTACAGAAGGCTTTGAATTCTTTTGATTGTTACTAGGTTGAGGAGTGCTCTTTTTAGCTTCCTCAACCTGTTTAAATCTCTTCCATACTGACAACTGAGCAGAAGAGACGTTCTTAGGGATTAGAGAGCCCTTCTTAATGGTCTCTCCATCCCATCGAAGATCTACTGATGCTGAGTAGTCCATTAGCTTAAGACTTCAGATAGGTGATAACCACATGCTTCAGAAGTTATCACTTCTTCTACGTCGTGAAGTGCTCGGTGAACCGTAGAGTTTGATTCCTCCTCTGTATAAGAGCTGATGGAAATTTCACCGCTATCTGACCCAGAGTAACCTCCCCAAGCAAATGTTCTTGCAAAAGTAGGGGCTTCAATATCAATCGCGCTATTAACATGTGCAAGAACTACTGAGTTGCCCCAAATGCGAGAAATTTCTACAGCCTGTCCTTGTGCGGCAGAGTTGAATACCTGTCCAGCAATGACGATTTTCCCAACCTGCAGGACGGAGGCTATCATATCAGAAGTGACCATCCCACCTTGGACGTGACGATACTTTTGAAGGATAGCTTCGTTCTCTTTGAGGTAATTGAATACGTGTCTTGGAATAACTGCTATATTCGGGCCCATCCCACAATTATCATGAATAGCTTCACGAATTACATCTACATCACCAATGATGTTTGCAGCAGGGTCGTCCCATTTTACAGTAGGGCTAGAATTTGGAACATTTGCATTAGTTGCTAATGCATGAGTTCTCTTCTCCTTATTGAGCATAAGTGCGCGAACACCTCTTTGAACCTTACCTCTATCGGCGTCGAAATTGTTTTTATAGATCTCCTGTTGTCGCTTATCGAGGGAAACTAGAAGTCCGTAATCTTTCGTTGCGAACTTTTCTTCACCTAGTTCAAGACCTAATCTAGGATAAGATCCACCTGGGGCGCGCTCTTTTATGAGTGGAACGTTGAGGAGATTCTCTCTAGTCCATACGGGATAGGTTCCCGCTCTTGTAGCTGTCGGAAATGTAGGGAAAAGTTTAGTTCCTACATACTCCGCTTCGTCAACCACAAACTCACCAGCCGTAGCCGTAAGTAATGGATTGAAAGTTGCTTTTGAATTAACTGGCATTGTATTGTCTTTCTATTGTTAGATTGTTTGAGTTTTATCTAAGACTTCAATGATGTCTCCGGTTAGCCCATCTTCGAGAGCTTTACCTACTGACAAGTCACCAGCGGCGGCCACTTCAAAAGTTCCACCCGCTACAACCTTCACATTGTCTCCTCTGGTAATGTTCCCAGATAGCTTGACCTTGATGGAGCCGCCTTGGCCGAACAAACGAACGGCTATTGAAGTTCCTTCTAGGGTTCCCCGCTCACGGATGACTCCGATTGCTGCAGAGCCATCTACAGACAAGACTACGTTTGGATTATCTGCTCCAAGGTCTACGGCATAAGCCTCTCTATCTTGAAGGGCTAGCAACGTCTCTTCTGACGCATTATAAATTGGTGAGTCGTTATATTGATAAGACATTATTTTGCTCCTGTTAGTGTTTCAGTGTATGCATCGTAAAGATCAGGATTCTCTGTTGCAGCTAAGGTGAATGCTTCATTCTTATTAGTAGCTCTTCCTGCTTGAATGAGGCTGTCAGCTACGCTTTCGAGTGTTTCAGACTTGCTGGATTTATCACTGCGGCTTGCATTAACTACTTGTTCTTCAAGGTTCTCATTAAGAACAGGCAAACGATCTAGTTGCTTGATAGCAAAGGCATTGCCCGCCTTGATCTCTTGAATGAACTCTTTCTGAGTCTCTTCGTCGCTTCGTGCGATCTTACCAGCGGAGACAGCAGCTTCTACTTTAGCTTTAGCTACACTTTCGGCATGATTAGATGCTTCTACTTTGAGAGCTTTAATCTCTTCATCTTTAGATGAAAGCTGCCCTTTTAGCTTTGAGATCATGGCTTCAAACTCAGCCATTTTCTTCTTCATTTCTTCTTGGTCCATTTTATTTTTTAGTTTCGATTTGTCTAAATTGTTAGAAGCGGCGATGCGTGGCATGGTTCGAAAGGCAGGATCATTAACGAGTGAGCCAAGAGCGCCGTATTCAGGGATTCCTACAATCTCCCCTTCTTCATCGACCAAAACCGTCGGCGAGAAATCAGTATAATCCTTACCTTCTAGAGCCTTAATGCCTGCGCTAGACCATTTAACATCCACTTTGATTCCTTCGTCTTCAACGAATGAGAACTTAATAGGCTCGGCTGAGTTAGGGCCGGTCTCTGCATGATCAAAATCAAACCGAGGGCGCCTTCCGTCGTTTCTTTTCGCTAACTGCTCATTCAGCTTAGCAGCAAGCTTTTCACCCTTATCATTAGGAAGGGATACAGTGACAGTAGCAGGTTCTCCATCTCTTGTCGCATTGATCGTATGTTCACCTTGAGGGATGAACACGATTTGATCAGGAATAGTGTTTTCACTTCCTAATGATCTAACAAGACCGCCTTCAATACGATACATGTATATGTTATCGCCTTAAAGAGCGTGAAAAACAATAACATCGAAAGTATCCTATTTGATTAAATTAAGGATAGCCTTTTTCCCTGATTTCATAAGGGTTTCATTAGACGGAAGTATGTTTTTATCGGCCTTATGTCGCGTTACTTTGCGTAAAGTATACAATAAAGATCCACCTTTTTTGGGCTTTATGTATTTAGATCCTTTATCTCCCCTTTTCGATTTACGCTTTCGGGTTACCTCTTCACCTTCAACTAGGTAGCCGCTAGTATCGCCGCCTCTTTTGTTACTGAGAAACGCTATCAATCCGTCATAGCGCCCTGGCCTAACTCTTCGACCTCCCTTTATAGGGACGTTCTTAGTAGGAACCGCTAAAGCCTTGGTTGTTTTCCCCGTAAAACTTGAGATAGATTTACCTGGCCTGACTTCTCCGCCGTAGTATCTAAGCCTTATCCCTATCTCTGTAAGCCTAATGACCGAGGACTTCCCTTTGTGTGATACCTCAATGCTTTCAAGCACATCAGACCAGAAGTCACCGTTCTGATTCCTCGGTACGTATTCGCGCCTTAGATTCTTATCTCTTCGGCTATCCCTGATGCCGCGGCTTGATTCAATAGAGCCTCGTCTTTGATTTTATCGATATCTCCTTTCAAGATATCCTTATCAAGCTTCACCTTTACTTCAATCATAGCTGCTCAAGAGTGATCATTGTAACGCCGTTAAGGTCGTCTCTACTGAGAACCCTGAACTCTTGACCTGCTGAATAGATATATTTCCCTTTCTTCTTACTAAAAGCATCTATTTTAACAGGCCTTTTCCTCCCTACTATTTTCAATAATAGATTCTTGCCGATCTTCTCAGGAATAGAGTCGTTGAAAACTATGGCTGGAACTACAGATGGAATTGAAATGGAGGAAATGCCCGATTCTACGGCGTTTATGAGGTCGTCTACTAAGTTTGTTATAGCAAAAATGTCTCGACTCTTTCTAGCCGCTGAAACAAACGAGCTAAAGTAACTCTTCCTTCTGGATCTATCTCTTTCCCGTCTAAGAACTTATCAAGCTCATCCTTCTGAGTTAGTCTATCATAACCCTCCGGAGCTGGACGCTTCCAAATCTCTGCGAGTTTATCGTCAGAGTAAGGCTTAGTGCCGTCTGGATCGGTGAATACAACCTTATCTCCCTCTACGTCGCCAAACCTGCCTAGCCTCTTTGCTAGCCTCTCTTTGAGCCCCTCTGAAATGTTTGAGATTCCGCTCTCCAGCCCTTCGTTAAGAGACATACTACGCTCTTGAATCATAGGGTCGTTTGGATCGCTAGGATAGATGCCAAGCCCTTCAGCCTCATCTCTACCCACCATCCTTGTTCCCATACCTGATCCCCATTTGAAGATTGGATAAGGTTGACCGAAATCAGATATAGCCGTCCATACAGGATGGTTAATAAGAGCAATCATCTGTGTAGGGTGAGCTCCAGGTAGGCTGATTCGTGAAACGGTGTCTCTCCAAATACTAGGCCAATCCCGAGGTTCTTCTCTTGCTCTGTCTCTCACCAGCTCTACAGCTGGCCAAATCTTAATGAGTCTCTGCTGGTTAGAGTATCGGGCATACTCTCGCGCAAACCTTTGATTCGTCTGCAATACTAGATTGATCCTTCTAAGGCTGGATAGATCTTCTAACCCTCCTTCTTTTCCTATCGGAGGAACATACTTCCTCTCCTTTAGCAGGAAGTCTAAACGCTTTTCAGCGTCGTTCACTGAAGATTCACCATTGGCGACCGCATCAACCTCTTTCCTGAAGTCTTCGAGAAGCGAAGCATCTGCGACTTGAGACATGAAGAACGAACGCTCTCTCACCTCAGCCGGAACAGTTAACCATTGATCGCTTGTTAGAGAAGCAGGGATGTTCTCCTTACGAGCAAGTGCTCTAAAAGCCTCGGTGAAGTCTTCTAAACTCATCCCCTACCTTCTTTGATGAACTCTGCGACAAGAGCGTCTTGAATGACCTCATCCTCAACGATCGTGTCTTGATCCTTTAGCAGATCTAAACGCTTTTGTAATCGTGAGAGCCTATCACCTTCAGACCTTGAGGCAGATACCGCTGTGACTTCTTCCTCTACCTCTGTCCCATTGATAAGTTCCTCGTTTTCAGACGGCATAGGGATGTCGTGGCGATCATAGAACCACTTTTTACTCATCGGGATTCCTTTGTCTAAAAGCATGGAATCGCGCTCAGCCATCTCCTTATAATTCTTCGATTCCTCCCATTCGGGGAAAAATTCTGGCGAACGCTCTTCATCATTAAACTCTATCTTAACGATCGGCTTAACGAGTTGATCTGTGAGCGTCCTTCCAACAAAGTCACATACACCTTCGATAACATCCTGCCTGACGCTGTGGTGAACCTCACCTAGAGCCCTGCTCCCGCCCCCATCTTGAGACGATGTTAGATTTTGCCCTAGAATAAAGATTTCACATTGCTCATCGGCCATTTTTATCAGCTCTCTTTGTGGTAGGGCTTGTGCTGACTTGCCGCCATCTACAATGTTGAGCTCTGTTCCTTGGGGGAACGCCCCCCATAATGAAGTTCCTAAGTTTTTTAACATATCACTCACGGCACCCTTGCTTTCATTATCGCTGTAAGTCGCCCATCTCATCGGAATTCCGTAGATTTGCGAAAAGTTCATCAGCCATTTTAAACCGTAAACAGCGGCGAGCCAATACCCGGATAGAGCCCTTAACGGTGCTGCCTGTGCTGCATGAGCGCTATGGCCTTTGTTCACGCATAAGATAAACTTGTTCTCAGGGAACTCTGTGAACGTATGATCGTATCTTGATCGTTTTAACATTAGTTCATCTTCGCCAGTGTAAGGGTAGCCATAGAACGCAGACGGAACAACGTTTGCACACTTAGGAGCCCACGAAGACTCCTTCTTGTGCCAAAGAATCTCCATTACTTCGTGGCCTGTGAAATAAGCGAGCGTCGCTGATTCGATAATCCCCTCTATCCCTACGTAACCTTTAGCGATGTTAGGTGACATCCCCCATAAAGTCCTTTCAATCATCTTAGCCTTCTTCTCCTCTTTAGGCTTAGAAGGATCTCCTCTTTCCGACCATGCCTTAACTCTCCAAGGAGCCTTCCTTGCTGCTCTTTGAACTTCTGAGATGCACTTCTGTAGCCTCGGCCATGTATCCATCATAGCTTGAAACATGATCTGCTGACATCGCATGTCACCTTGCAGGGCACTGGCTAGCGTAGTCCTTACATCTGCAGGCAGCTGTTCTCTTTCGATTAAATCCTGAAGCCTACTATGAGCTTCTTCTTTAATGATTGTATTGTTAAATTCACTCATTTCCTCTTCTCTATCGTTAACTCTATCTTCGAAAGAGTCTTAGTTTGTTGCTTAAGGATCATGCTGATTTCTAACTGCTTCTTCTCTACCCTTGAAACGGTATCCGTAAGCTTTTTGCGCTCATCAATATCTTTACGATTCTCTTTGATAGAGTGCCCCATTTCCATCATCTTGATTTCATTTGATTGGATCTTGGCGTCTATCTTTTTAAGCTCGGCTTTTATTTCCGTGCTGGATCTAGTGTTTTCAGAGATTTGATTATAACTGACGGCTACTGCTGAGAAGATACCTAACAGCAATATGATAGTTTTCGGCTCTATCCATTTAGATTTAGAGGTCATAATAGGGGATTCTTTGAGTGTTTTGATTTGATTTTTCACGCGACTGACCAACTTTCCACTCCGCCAGGCGCTATAATCCGTCGATAAATTAGATCATCTGCGAGCTGCCTAGTCTCTGATCGTATGTTTTCGGGAGTTACCGACGAAAGCACGGTCTCATCAGTATCAGTTAGATTGTTTTCATCGTAATAGTTAGCAACAACATAAACGGGCACATCGCTTTGCCATCGAGTGCCAGCTGGCAAGCTTGGTTGACCAACTGCAGCGTCAGCAAAATATCTAACTCCTGAAGGGAACGTTTGGTCATCAGGTATACTTACAGGGCTTTTAGAGGAATGTCTTGTAAGAGACCCTTCCCAAGTTGGAGTGGTCGCACCCGGAATCCATATTTTAACTGTTCCTGTCATTCCTGAAGCGAAAGAAAGGCTCGATCGGACTTTGTCGCTGCCAGTCTGCTCATTAATCGGAAGCGGTAAGGCTCCCTGCTGACCTAATGTATCTACACTCTGCCACGATGTTATCTCTAACCCTGCTTCATCTGCACCAGAAATACAAGATCCAGGCTTACTAAGAAATAATATTCCATTTACAAATAGAAGCGTTTCACGACATGCCACAAGCTTTACAGGAGTCTCTGTCTCCCCTCCTCCTGTCCCAGCTAAAGGAGGAGATTGAACAACACCTAAAGTAGCTGCGACCTCTCCATTCTTAGCTGCTTCGGATGCAGAGAAGACATCAACAAAACCGCTTGCAAGATTTGCAGCGTCATCTGTCGTTGCAATAGGTGCAGAAGTGGTATCTGGGATCTGAGACTTAACAGTCTCAATTTCTTCAGCGATCCTTTGGAACCCAAGCCTTGTCTGTTCTTGGTGAGACATTAAGAGAGGGTCGTTTCTATATCTGCTACATAATCAAATGTTACATCTCCAATCTCTGCCTTAGAGAAAACATCAAGATTATCTCTTCCCGTTTGTTGCTGAGTGGAATTAAGGCTTTGGGCGGCATCAACTCTAAGTCTATTGCCTAAAGCTGTCATGATACCTGCAATATCTCCATCATTATCTTGAAGGGCTGTTGCTAGCTCTTGAAGGGTGTCAAGAGTCGCTGGAGCAGTTCCTACAATCGAAGCTATAGACGCGGATATTTCGCTAGCAATCTTAGTAATAGACCATGTTTCCGTAGTCGATGAAGAAGAAGCGTCGTTAATTGACGCCCCGCCAGAACTAGCAGCATTGTTAGCTACGGTAAGAACCTCGTTTATTGCTGCAATAATGCTCGTTTGATCCGTTGTAGAAAGTGAAGTTAAATCTCCTCTTGCTGCTTTTGCCGAATTCAGCTCAGTAACTAAACGCTGAAAGCCTGCTTGGATTTCTGTTTGATGTGACATGGTATTATACTAATAGTGTGTTTATGTATGTTACGTAATTGAAGTCGGTATCGCCTACGTCTTCTCTTATTAAGGTGTCTTCATTTTCTAAGCTTTCTACTCTAGGCTCTAAATCTGTAACTCCTGGACCTGGAGCCCCTTGTGGACCTCTTCCCGCTTTAGCTATGGTTAGGCACTTCTTACTGGCTTTGGTAAGAGTCAACACCTTCTTCTCATGAGTGACTTTGAGTGTGCTTTTAGGGCTTTTAGATATGTGTAAAATATTGCTCACAGCTTATCCTCCACTCTTAGTTTACAAAGATTCCAATATTCTTCTTGGCCTTGAGGGGAAACTATTTGCAGTTGGGTAAAGTAGTCGCCCTCTTCTAAATCAACTACGAATTCACATCTAATCGTGAAGGCTTCTCCATCTATTTCGAAGCTGCCAAACTCTACAGGAAAGAGGCTTGCCACGTTACTCTTACCTCTTACGGCAAGATTGCCAGAGTAACCTGTTAAATCTACAGGCTGCCCATCAGTTGTCCAAAGGAAGTGCTCACTAAAGGTCTCTCCTTCTATGTATTCGTAGAACTCCATTATTCAATCTCTGGATGAAGCCCTTCAAGACGAGTAAGGCGTTCCTCAATAGTTAGCGATCGAGGTGAAGGTTTATTTGATGGATTTATTCCCCTGTTTTTCAGAATCCCACGAGCAATAGCTTGAGCAAGTCGCTCCCGATTATCTGGAATGCTAAGAAATTCCGCACCTTCTTCTGTATCGATGAATCCAAGTTCTATCAATATGGCTGCGTTTTTTGTCCTTCGAAGAACTGCAAAGTTAGCCTCCTTGTCAGGGTCTCCATCATCGAAATCAGAGCGAATACGACGATCAGGAAACTCTTTCCCGAGCTCTGCTAAAACATCAGTTGCCCAAGCGTCAGATCGAGTCTGACCTCGTGAAGTGAACACTTCAAACCCGGTGCCTCCTCCTGCGTTACAGTGTATGGAAAACAAGTCAGCTTTAACTTGATTGGCTATATCAGCACGATCACTAAGCGAAACGAACTGATCCTTCCCTCTCGTGACAAAAACATCAACTTCAACCAGAGGCTGAATAAGTTGGATAACTCTCTTAGTAACTGCTAAAGTAACATCTTTCTCTAGGATCTTACCGTCTAAGCTTACTGCTCCAGAGTCTTTCCCACCATGCCCCGCGTCACCGATTATAGCATTCATCCTTACTTAGTCGCTGAAACTCTACTGTTAAAATTGTCCGCTGCTCTATTGGCTAAGCTCTGCACGGCCTCTGGATCTATGGAGAGGATAGGTTTATTAGTAGTTGGATCCAGTGAGACCGTGCATGAAGATAATGAGAAGCAGGCGATTAAAGCTAAGATGATTAATGGTAATCCTGTGCCTTTGTTAGCCTTGATGAAAGAAGGGGCGTATTTAGCAAACAGCCAAGATAGAGTTCCTAGAAGAGCTAATGCAATCACGTTTGCTGCATCCTCCGCTCCTTCTACGGGAAGCTTTAACTTCTCCACCGCCAATAAGATTCCGGTGACGAATAAGTGCCTTAGATAAGAATATAGAGCATTCATAGCTCCTCAACATCTCATGAAGTAAGTGATTAAATAAAGAACAACGAATGTATCCTATTTAACTACTAGAATTGTATAAAGTCTGGGTCTATAACTGAGGCTTCAGCGGCTTCTGCTGTGATTGTCTTCGTCATGAATTCATCGCAATACATGGCGCCGAAGATAGCATCTGCTCTATCAGGAGACTTGATGCCTTGCTTGGCCATCTTCTCTTTAGATTCACACCTGAGTTTTCCAGTTTCTTCTGCCCATTCTGACTTGCGGCTAGTCATCTGCTCAAATGTATCTTGATCTAATTGACCTAAGTTCCAAAGCCCGCGTTTTATTTCTGCTGACCCCTTGTGCCATGCCTCAGCTATAGCGTTGCGGTAATTATCATCACGAGGCTTTGCTCCTCCGTGAAACTGATTGATATGATACCCGGCCTCAGCGATATCATTTATCATAGCTATTCCCAAGCCATCAGCATCTCCAAATATTTGATGAGGTTTTAAGGCGTTCTCTTTGAATAGCCGAACAAACTCACGAGCTGCTTGCACAGTATCCTTTTCAACCCATGCTTTAATGATTCTGACAGAGTTACCGCGCCTTATCGCTAAACAGTTCTCATCTCGACCTGCTGCAAAGTCACAGAAGGCCACGACCCTGCCTGTTTCATCTTTATCAGGCTGTGAGTCTAAGGAGCGCTGAAGATCGCCTGGTGAGAGTATGAAGCGTCCATCTACATCCGTGAACTCTGCTAGATGCATTGAGCGATAGGTAGGGTGGTCTTCGCCATAGTAGCGTAAATCCTTCTCCCTCTTCTTCGGATCTATATGCTTACACTCACCCGATGATACCTTCTTCGTGTAAAAGTCTGATGCCGCTTTATGATGAGAGTCATAGAAGTGCCCTCTCGGCTCTCCTGGAGAACTCACCCATAGTTGAATGAGCCTAGTGCAACGATCAAACGCCTCGAATACATCAACTTTGACGGTCTTAGCCTCATCTACGATAATGAACACTGGGTCTTCTTCTGGGGAGATCTTAGGGTGCCACCCTTCGGCTCGTCCTGCATCGTCCGTAGAGAAGCCTAAAGCAAACCCTCCTCCTTTTGTCTTCAGTTCTGTTTGAAGGAACCTGTATTCAGGGAACTTGTTTTGAAATACCTTTAAAGCTGGCCATAGCTGCTTCTCTACCTGCCGGAAAGATCCAGAGGTTACGATGACTTGGCCTCTCGGATATCTAGCGAGGAACCAAAGGATAGCAGGTGCTACTATGTTTGAGGTCTTACCTGAGCCATTGGCAGCAACTAAAGATACAGGTAATCCCCCTTCCCCGTCTTGTAGTCCTATAGCTTCCAAGCAATCGATTTGCCAATCATACAGACTATTCATGCCTAGCTTGAAGTAGGCATACTCGGAAGGACTGAGCTTAGTCTTTCCCATCCTTCAGCTTCTCTCTCCTGTCTCGTATCCTTACGATCTCTTCTTCATCGTGCTCGGTAAGGTCTACAGTCTCTTGCTTGATAGGGCCACCATTAGGGCCGCTGATTTCATTGGAGATTTTGTTTCCGTAGTCTTTAACATTCAGCTTAGAGGCAGCGAACTTGATAGTATCAATATGAACCTTCTTCGCTTGCACTCTTGCTCCAGCTTCTCCGGTTCCAGGATCTCCATTAGCTACAGAGATGCATTTTCTTGATTCTTCAATAGCTTCATCCATAAGAGCGTGGGCTTGAAGCTTTCTCGCGCGAGCGTATCTGTTTGTAAGGTCGTCTGTCTCTGTAATCTTCGCATAGAACACTGTTCTGCAACAAAGGTGCTTATCTCTACATATGCTTGAAACGGTTTCACCAGAAGCAACGCGATCGATTATCTCCTCGATCATCTCATCTGTTATTATTCGGGTGCTATTTGGTCTGGCCATTATGTAACTATTTTAACGACTGTAGTAGAATCTTGGCAATGACTCGTTAAGTATCTCTTTTGTGCTCTTCAGAGTATAAGCTAGCGGCCTTTAAGGCTCTTAGAATCAAATCTCTGCGTGCTCTAGCATCTTTAACGCAGTAGGTTTGTAGCGAGATTCCAACTCTCTTCCCGACAAGCTTCTTTCCCACGTCTACGTTGAAATTCATCTTATACACCCCGCGCTCACTGGAGCGATAAAGAAGGTAGTTAGACTTCTTCGCCTTCTTGATTTGGTTAGTTGGAGAGTGCCGCTTTCCCATTCTTGTAGAAACTATTATGAAACGGGCACATAATAATCCTCACCAACCTTTCAAAAAGCGATAAAATGCGTTTATCGGCGATTTTTAACAGGAATTTGCAAATTGTATAGCGGTTAATAAATAGATGTTATATGAGCCATGAAAACAGAGACCTCAAGCCTGATAGTAAAAATAAGATTAACC